ACTAGTCACGATATATCCTCGATTCTCATTACATATTTACCAGCGGAGTTCTTCCGCCACCCGTGTACTTCTATCCTGATCCCTGCTTCTCTGACCGGACCTACGGTTTCAGATGCAGTGATTTTCTTGATGCGGTCTGACACTCCAGATGCAGTGACCTGAACTGCCAGAACCTCATTCTTGCGGATAGCCAATATGTCGCACCAACCCCAGAGATCCTGCCGTATCCGAGCGTGAGGGTTCCACTTCTCGACTATGGCGCAGAGATAGCCTTGCTCACGCAGGTACTCTAAAGACCTCTGGGTAGGAGTCATCAAAAAGGCACGTCGCTATCGTCATCCACCGGCTTCTTGAACGTCCCGCCATAAGGCTTGTATGAAGCAGGCACTTCCTTCGGAGCGTTGTCGGTCAGCTCCTTGTCTTTGAAGTAGGTATTTTCTTTGACGGTGAAGTACTCTTTCCCGTTCTTAGCCATAGACTTCCAGATGCTTAACTTCAGGGTTTGACCTTCTGTATATGATCTGGTGAGAACTAAATCACCATCCCAGTCTGGTTGATTAGGGTTCTTCTTTTGGGAGGGATCTTTCGAGAAAAGAATTGTTTTGCCGGGGGTCACCGGATATTCGCTTTTGCCGTAACTCATGAAAACCTCTGATGTTGATCTGACCTATACGATAAAATCCGCTTACAGTTCCTCCGATGTCTCCGGGTCTGGGCCTTCCCTGATTGCGTTTGGGAGGTTCGATCCCTCCCCGATAAGTGCACCCTTCAACTGAACCTTAGCCAGAGCAGGCAAGGCTTCTATCTGCTTACTGTTGGCCGTGAGAAGACTGGTGATCTTTTGCTTCTTCTCTTCTTCAGTAAACTTGGTGCTGTTGGTTATCTTCGCAACCATAGACCTAATGCCTTCCAAGTACTCGGCGAAATCCGGGTAGCCCTTGTAGACACTGCCGTCTGCAAGAAAGAGTGAAAAGGGATGCTCAACACTCTCCTCCTCTACAACGTCCACTGTGCCCATATCACGAGCCAATGGTTGTGTGGGTATGTCCTGCACCTCCTCAGGCGTATAGACGCCCAGCACAACGCCTGGGAAGACCGTCCTGATGCCCTCTGAGACTACCCGTGCACGCAGCATCGCACGAGGATAGTTCTTCCAGTTGTCCTTGCCAGTAAGACCGGCCTGCTTGGCTTGCTCAAACGTCCAGGTGATCGTCGCAGAACCACCGGATGGATGAGAAAAGGTAGCGGTGACTTCCTTGTCGGTGAGGGTCTTCCAGTCAACCTTGCCACCCTGCTGCTGAAACCTAGCCATCATGGTTTCTGCTTTCAGGGTTGGTCGACCTTGGATAATGTGATAGTCACGTGCTGCGAGAGCAGGGTGATAACCCTCTGCCTGGGCAATGAGCATGAGAGCAGTAGCTTGATCTACTGTCTTCATCCCAAATAATTGTGATTTGACGACAGCATTAGCCATCGTCTGGATTTGATCAACGGTGATTAACTGGCTCATGTTCAAGTCCCTCTAACATAAGATTGGCATATTCTGAAGCTGAATCCTTAATCATCTGCTTAGACTGATGATGGTAGGGATTCTCTCGTTTGATGATAAATGCGGCCATTGCAAGTGCTCTGTACAAGTGCCACACATCATCGTCGTTGACTTCTTCATTCATTTGATAAGGAACCTTCTGGATCCGGGAACCTCCCGGACAAACTGATCGTACATCTGAGGATAGGCTTCCCTGAAAGCAGTAGCATCAAACTTCCTGCTGCCTTTAGCTGACTTCCAGGTTGCCAATACACTACCATCAACGCCTGACAGAACGTCCCTGTCCCGCATGAAACGCATCACTGCTAACTTGTGCTGCTCCTCTGCATCCTCGATGCTCTTACGCTGTTCTGTGAGGCTAGAAAGCCTAGCAAGGATAGATTCCAGTTCAGCACTGGCAGTTGCAACAGATGCTTCAGAGGTGGGAAACAGCAACCTTGCCTGCTCGATAGTCTCAGGCTCTGGATCAGTCTTAGATGCCACATAGCCCCACCACTTCGCACACCACTTAACATGGTCAAGCATCATGTCAGGAGTGACATCAACAGGGATTACTTGTAGCTCCTGGCCTCCGAGCAGGACAGCCAGATAGACCTTGCTGATCCCGTGGACTGTAGCCTCGTGGATACACTGGATACGATCAGCGTCAGGCATGATCCCGGATTCATCGAACTTCTTGCGCTGACTACCGTTGTAGTTCTTGGCCTCGACCAAGAAAGAACCATCAGCAGCAATGAAGTCGAAGTGAGAACGCAACCAAGGTTCTTTCGGATGAGTCATGGAGTAGTCAGCATCCTTGAGTTCAACCTGCAGACGTTCCTGCACGAGCCTGCCAATGACTGGCTGCATGACATGACCCATCTTGACGTTCTCTTTGTCGGAGATGTCTTCAGGAATGATCTTGCCCTGCTTAACGAGGATAGCTTCTGCTGCTCTACCGTTAGCAGCCATCCGAGAATCACCTGACCACCAAGCACTGTTGCGGATCTCTGGGCTGAAGTCACTCATCATTGATCTCCTCTTTGGGTTCCCAGAAAACAGCAGCTTCTCCACACTTTCCTTCACCAGTGTTGACTAGGAACATCCGTTGGTTGAAGGCATAGGAGTACATCTTCACGCCAGAGACGGGATGGATGTTGAAGAATGCAGCGCACTTTGCGAGCGTGAAGTCCGGGTCCCCATCGCGGGGCAGCAGATGTTTGCAGTGTATGCACAGTTTCATAAGATCACCTATAGATAAGATTAACGAGAGACACAACTAGAACACGGATAATATCGTTTGTCAACAGTCTGTTCTGTTGTCAGATATTCCAGACAAAAGAACCTCCAAGGTGGTATGCCCAACCACCCCGCCCGTAGGGCCACTCATGGGGTTCCTACCAGCGCACGCTTGACGCCAGATTCAATCATGCCGAGCCTGAGACCACCCAGGAGGTTCGACACTTATGCAGTCGCTCTGGAACGCTGCGCGGCTCGCAAAGGGTGGTAATCCCTGGCCGATGTTCTCTTCCCTGCCACCCATCTAGGTGCACCGCTAACGCGAGGAGTGCGGTCCTGATCTGCAAAAAAAAACCCCTTACTGCTGCGCCGGTCGTACCCTCGTATAGAGGCGACGCATGAGTAAGGAGTCTTCTAGTTGCGTACGACCACAACAGGGTAAACCCTAACACAAAAAAAAACCCAGATCAAGGAACCTGGGTTGAACTGCCGGAGTCGTGGCAGAGAGGAGACAGCACTGAACAACCTTCATCTTACATCAACTCTGCATCTCTCTTCAACTTCCACACTACTGCTTTCGGTCTGCGTCCGATGATAGAGAAGTCTCTGCCGTCACCGTGGTCTATGAACGTGGTGCCTGGGTACTGACATCTAGATTGCTTGATCATCTGTGACTGATACTCAAAAGTGCAGTCCTCGCAGTACTCGTGTCCAGGAGCTGGTGGGTGCATCCTGGCCGTGTGTACCCAGTCGAGGTATTCCAGGCGGGATGGGAAGCAATCAGGGGTCATAGAACCTCCAGGATAGAGTTGAGGTGCTTGATAGCATCATCTACTGCTACTGCTTCTTCCCGTGGGGTCACGGGTTGAATCATCAGAATGTAGTGAGCAGAGTCTAGGGCACTCAATGCTTTCAGCAGCACTGGCTTCATTGCGTGGAATGCTTCCTGCCTGCCTAGCTGATAGTAGTGATCGGATGACTCGTGCATCACTTGCCTGCCGAACTCTAATACTTTCTGCTCTACTTCTTTCTGGGGATATTTAATCCCTCTCCAGATCTGCATCATCTGATAGTCATTCATTTTTCTCCCCTTTGGCGAAGTGCTTCAAGCACATCATCGGTACAGCAAATCCCTTCGGCATCGCTGTTATCTAGCACTATCGCAACGAACTGTTCCCGCTCATGCGCGGCAACAATGTCGGCGAAGCGTTCAAGAGCTTTGGGATGAGTTGTGTGGCACTCAGGCAAATTCGCATCCCGCGCCATGCGAGTAATGTCATCAATAGTCATGGTTTTCCCGATCGGTAATGGTTCTGCTGAATTAGTAGGTTTTTCTGCCGATTCTTCCCGATCGGTAAATGCGGCATACGGGGTCTCTGGTTTCAAGTCTCGGATGATCTTAGGAAAACCATCCTCGAAATACACCTCTTTAATAATCCACTGTCCTTTCATTCTTTATCCCTCGACATGAGTAGCATGGCGCATCCAAAAGCAGCAACAAGACCGAGAGCGCAGAGAACACGTTCACCCAGTACTGCACCAACGATGCCCAGTGAGAACATACAGACACAAAGCAATTGCAATATAATATTGGGATTCATAATATAAGATTCCTGATTTTACGGGCCTAGATTCCGGATCACACGGACCCGGAACCTAGTAACCATGCGGGTTAGATAGCGTACTGACTACGATCAGCACCATTTATCCAGCGTGGGGTTTTACCCCTACCGGACCATGTTGCACCACTGGCTGGGTCCCGATATTTGGGGACTACCTTCTGACCAACCTTCGGTCCAGACTTAGCCTTGACGGTCTTGTCTAGTCCCAGGTCTTTAGCTGTCACACCATAGGACGCAATCATGGCCCTGCAGGCATCTATAGCTTGACGCTTCTCCTCCTGCTTGACGACCTCTGCTTGTGCAAGGATCTCCGCTGCTTTTGCTTGTAGCTCTTCGTACAACATACACTCTCCGATGGTAATGCCCTGAAAAGGGCGGTAGAAGCCTCTAGGTGAGGCGAATAGGGTTCAGGTAAGGCTACCCTACCTGCAAGGGTCTTGATCGACCGTAGGGGCCGATACAGGGACTGCTATAGGTCTCGATGTTCCGTCTTCCATCATGGCAACAACTCGGATGTCGCTACCCTCCCGTGAGATGTGCCACACAACTGGATCACCATCCAGCAGCAGGTCCAGCAGCTCTTGTGCAGTAGGATTTATGTTGCTCATAATGGTGACCAGATAAGATAAGGTGAATGGATTATGAGGGGGAGGTTATCCACCTGTCAACACATTAGTGTTGCTTAGATACGATTGATAGATTGACGCTCACGCTTCGCAAGATAGTCGCAACGATAAACAGCTAGCGACAACCCGTCATCAGTCGGAGCGTAACTACTGTCAGGAGTTGAGTGTGTGATCCCGGCTCTGTAAACAGTGAAAGCATCCTTACTCTCAAACACCCAAAAGGATCCGTTTTCATGCTTGATCTTTGATTCTGAAATCATGACATCCTCTCTATAAGATAATCTGTCTCGATCTAAGACAGTGAGTACATATTACCCTAAGGATTATATCCTGTCAACAGATAATCTCTTTTTTTTTATAGGTGCTTAACCTAATGTACAGATGTACAGTAGTCTACCCGTCATACCTGTACAGTCTCCTATATATATAGGTGGTACAGGTTAGTGGTCTATAGATCTACTGCGGCACCACCTCCGGGACAACATGGGGTTGGGACCACAACCCTCCCGACTGTTTCACGTGAAACATTTCCCTACCATTCCCCGCTGTCTGCTCACTGCTCTACCCTACCCTGGCCTGGGTTGGGACGCCGACAACCGCCGTGCTACCATCACCCAGTCTCGTGGCCATATGCGATGGGTTTTGACCCCCGTGTTCGCGTGCCCCCAACGGTTCTCCCCCCCAAGAAAATTTCATGTCATTTAATCTAGCTCAGTTCTACAAGTTTTGTAGTGAACTTAAAATAGAGACTAAAGAGCATGGTCTCAGGAAGATGGATAGATTATTAGGTACTCAGACATATATTATGGATGAGATAGCTAAGGGTCTACAAGATGATATTCATTTCTTTGTGATATTAAAAGGTAGACAGCTAGGGATAACTACCATCTCTTTGGCTTTAGATCTTTACTGGCATTTTGTACATCCTGGATTACAGGGTACATTAACGACAGATACAGAAGAGAACAGGGATATGTTTAGGAGTACCTTGTCTATGTATATAGATGGGTTACCCAGAGAATATAAAGTACCTGTTATTGCTCACAACAGAAATCACATCTCGTTGAAGAACCGCAGTCGGTTGTTTTATCAGGTGGCTGGATTGCGTTCTAAGGGGTCTCTAGGGCGCGGTAAGGCGATAACGTACCTGCATGGTACTGAGACATCCAGTTGGGGAGATGAGGAGGGCCTAGCGTCTCTCTTGGCTTCTCTTGCGGAGACCAATCCTCAGAGATTGTATTTATTTGAGAGTACTGCTCGTGGGTTTAATATGTTCCACGATATGTATGTTACTGCCAAGAAGGCTAGAACTCAGAGGGCTATATTCTGTGGCTGGTGGAGAAATGAGCTTTATTCTGTAGAAGCAGAGACGGATGTTTATAAGGTTTATTGGGATGGTAAATTAACTGGAGAAGAGAAAGAGTGGGTGAAGGACATCAAGAAGTTATACGGGGTGGAGATCAACAGCAGGCAGATGGCGTGGTGGAGATGGAAGCTGCACGAGGGGATCAAGGACGATGCGCTGATGTACCAGGAGTTTCCTCCTACGGAAGACTACGCATTCGTGATGACTGGTACGAGCTTCTTCTCAAACTCCCGGTGTACTGAC